AAAATAAAGGTCAGCTTAAATTTGTCGTAAATGGAACGAAAGAATGTTGGGACGAACTAGAAGAGGTTATTGAGCAATTTAGATTCCATGGTGTTAATTGGCCTGTATGGATAATGCCAGTAGGTGCAACAGTTGAAGGTCAAAAACTGGTTGATGCAGATGTAGCAACAGAAGCATTTAAAAGAGGCTTCAATGTTAGTGCTAGAGTACATACCTATCTTTGGGGAAATGTAATTGGAGTATAACTTACAAACATTGCTTACTAGCGATGAAATTGATTACCTTAATACTGTATACGACAAATGTAAAAAAGAAAAAGTAAAAAGGTTCTACAATCTATTCTACTTAACAAAAGCATCATGTATAGATGAAAACAGAGATGAACAGTATAAAGCTTTAATTAATAAATTAGAAGATGCTGTTGGTTTAAAAATATACGGTGATTATTTTTTAGAATATGTAGAAGGCTCTTTTACTAAAACTCATGCTGATAATGAGCAAGATGTAGGTAAAACTATTATCACTTTAATTAATAAGAGTGATGATTTAATAGGTGGTGAATCAATAGGGTTTGAACCACACTATAAAACAAACGATATGGAGTTTGATATAAACTGGTATAGTAAATCTGATGGTGACTATAATAATGGTGAAGATATAATACCAGTAGTAATGAGACAAGAAGTTGGAGAAAGTCTAATATACCCTCATAGTTTTATTCATGGAGTATCAAGAGTTGAAAAAGGCTTTCGAAGAGTTTTTGTAACATGGTTTAATAATGGCAAATAAAGATTACACATATAACGATTTCGAAAAAGGTATAGATAAAATCTATAATAATATAATGGCTGTTGGAAACCCTTTCAACAGAATAATAGGATTAACTAGAGGCGGTTTAATACCAGCAGTGGTATTATCTCATAAATTAGAAATACCTCTAACACCATTGCAATGGTCTAATTCTGAAGACGGAGAAAAAGAATTTGTTGAATGGATCACTGATGATCTTAATCAGGGTCAAAAAATGTTAATAGTAGATGACATCGTTGATTCAGGCAAAACAATATCAGGTTTATTGGAGTCATGGGGTGATTTTCCAAAAGAAAATGTTTCTATTGCTTCACTAATATATAATACCGATCAAGAAGTGTTGGTTGATTTTTTCGACACTTGTATAGAACGGTCAAAGGAAAAGAGTTGGTTTAACTTTTGGTGGGAGGCTCTATAATGGAAATTTATTTACTAACTTTATTAATGACTAAACATTTAATTGCAGATTATATGCTGCAAACAAAAGAAATGATAGCTGAAAAAAAGCTTTATGGGTATGCTGGTGGTATAGTTCATGCATTTTGTCATACATTAGGAACTTATATAATATTAACCTTTTTTCTTAGCCCTATTGGTGCTATAATATTATCAATATTAGATGGTGTAATACATTATCATATCGATTGGGTTAAAAGTAATGTTTGGGCAGATTATAATTTTAATAAAGGGGATTATATGTTTTGGTTTGTGCACGGAATAGACCAATTCTTACATTTTTTAACATACGTGCTAATTGTATTAATAGGAGTATAAATGTATTTAAGTACAAAAACATACGGGCATGAGACTGGGTTGTCTTGTGCTTTTAGACAACCAAAAGCTACTCATAGTCATTGTAGTTTAATTCATGGATATGCATTATCATTTTCGTTTAAATTTGGTGCTAGTGAATTAGATGATAAAAATTGGGCTGTTGATTTTGGTGATTTAGGTGAACTTAAACAATGGTTAAAAGATAATTTTGATCATAAAACTGCAGTTGATAAAATCGACCCTGAAATAGAAACATTTAGACAATTAGATGAATTAGGATTAATTGACCTTGTAATCATGGATGGTGTTGGCTGTGAAAAGTTTGCATATCATGCATGGAAAGCAGCTGAAGAATTAATTGTAGAAAAAACTAATGGAAGATGCTGGTGTGTATCCTGTGAAGTAAAAGAGCATGGAGCTAATTCAGCCATTTATGTGAGGGAAGCAGATGACAGTTGAAAACGGTAATAAAATATTATATAATAGTAGTATGAAAGCAAGACCTGTACATGAAATTTATTGGAACTTAATTAAAGAAAAAAACTTACGTGCTTGGTCTAATGATAATATATCTGAAATACTTACTGATTCAGGTAGACAAGATTTAATTGATGAAGTCGCAGAAGCATTTGAAGAGGTTCTTCATAGACTTTTGATTGACTGGAAATCTGATCCTAACGCTCAAGAAACACCTAAACGTCTAGCTAAGATGTATGTTAATGAGATAATGAGAGGTAGATATCATAATAGACCAGCAGTAACTGCATTCCCTAATACTGGTGATGATGCTTATACAGGTATGTTAGTAGTAAGATCTGAAATAAGATCTATATGTTCTCATCATCATCAACCTGTTAATGGTGTAGCTTATATTGGAATTATACCTAATGGTAAAGTTATTGGATTATCTAAGTATACTAGAATAGCTCAATGGGTAGCTCGAAGAGGTACATTGCAAGAAGAATTATGTAATGCTATCAGTAAAGAGATTTCAGAAGCTACTGGTAGTCCAGATGTAGCAGTTTATGTTCAAGCAACCCATGGCTGTTGTGAAAATAGAGGTATATCTGCTCATTCATCATTAACTCAAACAACAGTTTTAAAAGGAAGATTTAACGATGCAGATGTTAAAAAAGAATTCTTTGATGACATTGCATTACAACAACAATTTGCAGGAGGCAAACTATGAGCGTAGAAGTTACAGATTTAAGAGATGGTGATCTAAGAGATGATCTTCTCAATGTTAGTAAACAGCATTTTCAAGCAATGATTTCAAGACATGTAATGAATGCTGAAGTGTTACTACAAAAACAAGTGGGTGTTGCAGAGCATCCTGATGTTATGGAAACTTTAGAAAAAGAATTTGAAAAAATAGCACATTATAAAGACTTACTTGAGGTTGTAGAAAAATACTTTGATTAAATCAGTTAATTATCTAGAATTTAGAAATTTTATTGACACTTTAGATGGTGTTGATAGAGAAGAAGCATTAGAAAACATTGCATACTTTATAAACTTTATTGGTAATGCTGGCACTCAAGGTTATACTGGTAATGCATTCATTTATGAAAACAGTGGGTGGTTATTATCAAGACCTATACTTGAAGGTAGAACAATTTCTAGATGTTATATTTTAGAAAATGAAAGAGGAAAAGGAAAAGGTGAATTAATGGTTAAAGATTTTCATTCTTATTATAATAATACAAAAATAAGAATTAAATCTAAACCTGATGCATTAGGTTTCTGGAAAAAAATGGGATATCATATTATGGATAATCCAGATGATGGATTTTATGAGGGTTGGAATGAGAATAGCGCATGAAGCACCGTTAGATATAATCAAAAGAGTTAGTGTAAGCACTGATTATGATTATGCATTAGTTCATTTGTTTGATGAAATACCTCAATATTATAATCATTTTGTTGATTGTATTAAGAAAGGTAGACACGTTATATTAGATAATTCTATTTTTGAATTAGGAACTGCCTTTGATAGTGAACAATTCGCAGCATGGGTAAGAGCTCTTAAACCAAGTGCTTATATAGTACCTGACGTGTTAGAAGATATGAATGGTACTATTAATAACTTTGATAACTGGCTTAATACTTATCAAGATGTTAAAGGATTAAAAATAGGTGTTGTTCAAGGTAAAACCTGGAAAGATATAGTTGAATGTTATAACTATATGAATAAAAACGCAGATATTATTGCTATATCATTTGATTATAGTTATTATGAAGAATTATTTCCTGATGAAAAAAACAAATATGTATCATGGATGAAAGGTAGACGTAAGTTGTTACATGATATGTTAGAAGAAAAAATAATTAATACTAATAAGCCACATCATCTATTAGGTGCTGGTTTACCCCAGGAGTTTGTAGCATATAAAGAGTATGATTGGATTGATACTATTGATACTTCTAACCCTGTGGTGCATGGTATGAAGGGGATAAAGTACGCTGAACTAGAAGATGGGGTCTTTGGACTTGAGGATAAAGAATCTGTTAAATTGTATACTTTAATGCAAGAACCAGTGGAAAACCTACAAGATATATTCTATAATATGCTTAAGTTCAGACAAAACATAATCAATATATGACAACATTTGTATTACCAAACACCGGTGGTGAAGAAGGTTTTGAAGTTGTTACTTTTTATAAAGATAAAAGTTCTAGAGACTTAATGTATAAAAAATTAAAAGGAAATTGTAAAAAAATAGCTATAGCTGATGATGATGAAAAAAAATTATATCAGTTAGCTTGGACTGAAATATGAGAATAGGAATTACAGGAGCGCAATCAGTAGGTAAAACTACTTTATTAAATGCTTTACGTTCTGAAAAATTATTCAAAGATTATACAATATGTGATGAAATAACCCGTGAAGTAAAAGAAATGGGTTTTGATATCAATGAGAAAGGATCAGATCTTACTCAGCTGATTATTATGCAAAGGCATATTGTAAATATTTTTATGTATGATAAAATGTTAACTGATCGAACTGCTTTAGATGGATTAGTTTATACAACATATTTACATATGCATAAAAAAGTTACTACTAAAACTCTTGATTCTGCAAAAGCGATGTATGACAAAATGATAACTTGTTATGATCATCTCTTTTATATTAGACCAGAGTTTCCTATAGTAGCAGATGGGGTACGATCTATAAACCCAGAATTTAGGTCTGAAATATCAGAACTTTTTGAAGGTTATATAAGTGAAATGCCTAGAGAAATAACCATATTATCTGGCTCTGTAAGAGAAAGATTAGAACAAATATTTAAAATAGTAAAATGAATGAATTAGATAAAATTGCAAGTAAGCATTTAGGTAAAGCTGGAGATGGTACGGTTGTTAAACCTTATGTAACTCCTGATAAAGCTGATAAGTCATTATTGGTAGCTGTACCTAGAGTGTTAAATAGAACTGAATATAATATAGAAGAAGATAACTTACCTTTTGTAGGTTTTGATGCCTGGAATTGTTATGAAGTATCTTTTTTATTGAATAATGGATTTCCAGTAAGCGGAGTTGTAAAGGTGGTATATCCTTCTGATAGTGAGAGTATAGTTGAATCTAAATCGATTAAATTATATCTCAATTCGTTTAATATGCATAAGATTGCTGATACTATTACAAGTGGTATTAAAGCTGTTGAAAGAACAGTAAAGAAAGATCTATCTGCTTTATTAGATACAGATGTTGATGTTACGTTTCATTATGATGAAGAAAATGAACTACCAGAAGCTCCAGTTAAAGGACATTTTGTTAGATTAGAATCATTAGTGGATGTAGAAGATATTGAATTCAATAACTATGAAGAAGATCCAGAAATACTAGAGCATGCTCCTATGTTAGGTTTTATGCCATTTCAAGTTAAATCTAGTTCATTAAGATCTAATTGTAGAATTACTAATCAGCCTGATTGGGGTGATGTATTTATCCATATATCAGGGGAAGATTGTGTTACACCAGAGTCTCTTATGAGATATATTATTAGTATGAGAAAAGAGAATCATTTTCATGAAGAGATTTGTGAATGTATATTTAAACGTTTAAAAGATGTGCTTGAAGATGATACTGAAATATTAGTAGCATGCTTATATACTAGACGTGGTGGTATTGATATTAACCCGGTAAGAGCTACCTCTAGTGATCTAATTAATAAATTAGTACCAGCTTTAGTTGATAGTGATATTCCGCATAGAAAAACAGCGAGGCAGTAATGGAATTTTTACACGAATATATGGATAGTCCTGAAGGGATTAAAAAAGCAAAAGTTTTTATAAACGAACAAGGTCAATATGGTTGCTCATTTTACTTAAATGGTAATTTAGTAGCAGAAGAAATATATGAAGGTAAAAGTGAAAGATGGGCTGAAGATGCAGCTGAAAATTATGCATTAGGAGTAAAAGTATTATAATGAATTTACAAACAGCATTAGATAGATTACCTGATACTAGAAAAGAAGTATTAGCTGTATTAAGTGGGGGATTGGATTCGTCCGTGATGACGATGCTCTTATGTGAGAGATATGGTTCCGATAAAGTTACTACTGTTAGTTATGATTACGGTCAAAAGCAAAGAGTTGAATTAGAGAAAGCGTTTGAGCTTTCTAATAAGTTAAGAGTGAGACATCATAGATTACTTAACTTAGAAATTCTAGGAGATATTGCTAGACCGTTATCGGCTAATATAGGTGGTACAAGCGTGGCTATGCCTAACATAAGAGACGTACTAGGCGACCCGCAGCCACCTACCTATGTGCCTTTTAGAAATTTAATTATGCTATCTTTAACTTTGTCGTTAGCTGAAGTTAGAAAAGCTAGTCATGTATTTACTGGATTGCAAGTTCATGATGAATATGGATATTGGGATACTTCTCAAAAATTTGTTGATAGTATTAATGCTGTTGCAGTACAAAATAGAACACATAAAGTTGAAATTGTCGCTCCTTTTAGTGAATTGAGCAAGAAACAAGAAATAGAATTAGCTGTGGAGATGGGTAAAGAGGATTTATTAAAGCATACTCTTACTTGTTATAATCCTACACATGGCAAATCATGTGGAGTTTGCCCATCTTGTGCAGAAAGAATTATGAATTTTATGAAAGCTGGTCTGAGAGATCCAATTGAATACGTTGAAGGGTTCAGTTGGGAGCAGGCATTATCAAAGTATGAAGTGAGCTAGATATGTGTGCAATTATAGGAAGTTTTGATATAGATAAACTAAAAGATTTAGTTGAATTGAATTCCTATAGAGGTCAGCAAAGTTATTCGTTCTCAGAATATGATCCTGAGAATCAACAGTTGTTAATGAGGCAAAAATGTCTAGGAGCATTCAGCTTAGATAATGTAGAAGTAAAAGCTGGGATGTATTACGTCGCACACATCCAAGCCCCGACTACCGGAGCCTCAGCCATAGAAAGTATCCATCCTAGCGTACGTAATGATGGAAATGATCTTCTATGGCACAACGGTATTATAAAAGACTATTTTGTAAAGGATATGCAAGAAAGTCTCCAATCAAAAGAGCAATGGGATACTGGTCTCATGCATGATTGGTTAATAAATGGTAAATCATTAGATGAAGTGGATGGTACATTTGCCTGTCTAAGATATAAAGATGGTAAATTGTACATATTTCGTAATGAAATTTCTCCGTTGTTTATTGATGATGAGCTAAATATAAGTAGTACTAAATTTGAAGGTGCTGAACAAGTACGAGAGAATCAAATTTGGTGTATTGATTTTGACAATAAGGCGCTCTTTGGTGGTCCTACTTTTATAACGAAAGAGAATCCTTATTATTTTGGATATGTTAAATAATGAGTAATTTTACAAGAATCAAAGCATGGTCTGATGAAAGACTAATCACACAACAAACCCCTGATCGTAATGGCTTCGTAGCTATGATTGTAGAAGAGTTGGGTGAATTTATAGCAGCACAGACTGAAGAAGAACGAATTGATGCAATGGCGGATATAATTGTCTTTGCATACGGTGAAATAGCCAAATATGGTTATGATGGTGATAAAGTTATGGATGAGGTTATCAAAGAAATTGATTCTCGAGTCGGTGCTTATGACCCAGCTACTAAGAAGTGGCAAAAAAATAAATCCCCAGAAGCACAAGCAAATTGGTATACTGCCGATCTTGCAAGTTGTAAATACTAAAGGAGTATATTATGTTGGTAGATCCATTTAAAATGGTTAACGGGCTTGAAGATAGTGTCAAGTCTAATGGTTATTCAGTCCCAGTTAATGCTGAAACAATAAGAGGTTATCAAGGTAATCCTTGGGTAGCTACATCTGAAAACACCCTCGAAAGAGAAACTTACGAGATGCAAAAGATGATTGATCCAGGCGACTCAGAGAAAAAGAGAGAAATTTATCATATGTTCCCAGGTACTTATGAATTTACCAGTAATGTTTATGCAAATATACCTACTGATAGTATAGGTGTATTAGTAGCTAATGATAGAGTATTTAATTCTGGTTCATCTGTAGTTTTAAAAATATTAAAGCCTGGATATAAAGGATTAATAACAGGACAGTTAATGGTTAATGGGGGTGAAGCATTTTTTGAACCTGGTGAAGATATTGCAGAATTAATTGTAATGAAAGTTGGTAAATAATGGAACTACAAGTTAAAGTCGACGACTTAAGAAAAAAGAAACTATTTGTAGCAGCCCCTATGTATGGTGGTCAATGTGCAGGGATGTTTTGTAAATCTACAAACGATTTAGCTGCATTAGCTAGAGCCTATAACATTGAGGTAAAATTTTATTATCTATTTAATGAAAGTCTTATCACAAGAGCGCGTAACTATTGTGTTGATGAGTTTATGAGATCAGATTGCACCCATTTAATGTTTATTGATAGCGATATTGGTTTTAATGCTAATGATGTAATAGCAATGCTAGGAATGTCAGATGGTCATCCTGATATTAATAATGGAGATCCTTTTGATATACTTTGTGGACCATATCCTAAAAAATGTATTTCTTGGGAGAAGATTAAGCAAGCTGTTGATACAGGAATAGCTGATGAAGATCCTCAATTATTATCTAAGTTTGTTGGTGATTATGTATTTAATCCGGTATCAGGAAAAAATACAATTAAGTTAGATGAACCTCAAGAAGTGCTTGAAGGTGGAACTGGCTTTATGTTGATTAGAAGAAATACATTTGAAATATTTAATGAAAAATATCCTCAAATGATGTATAAACCTGATCATGTTAGAACAGCAGAGTTTGATGGTTCAAGAGAAATAATGGCTTACTTTGATGCATTAATTGATGATAAATCTCAAAATTTAGTACCTGAAATAGAGAAATTTTTTGAAAATAAACCTAATGCAACAAAGAAAGAGATTATTGATTTCTTAGCTGACAAAAGACATGGTATTGATAGAAAAGAATACTCTAATAGATATCTGTCAGAAGACTATATGTTCTGTCAATGGGTAATAAAAGCTGGATTAAAAGTCTGGTTATGCCCATGGATGGAATTACAGCATGTAGGAACTTTTATATTTGGTGGATCATTAAAAGATCTAGCTTCAGTGGGTGTTAGTGCAACTGCTGATGAAAGCAAAATTAAAAAGAAAGTGGTTGATACTTCAAAACAAAAATAAATTAAGGAAATTATATTATGAATCTAAGTGAATATACTATTAATGTATTAAAAAATTATTCGCAAATTAATCCTTCTGTAGGATTTAAACCTGGTAATGTTATAAAAACTATATCACCTCAAAAAACGGTGATGACTAAAGCTACAGTTGATGAAACATTCCCCTCTGAAGGTGCAATCTATGACTTAAATAGATTTCTAGGTGTATTATCTTTATTTGATGAACCTGAATTGTTCTTTCATGATACAAAAGTTGTTGTTCAAAAAGATAAGAAAAAAATAGATTATACATTTGCTGATCCGCAAATGATTATAAATCCACCTGAAAAGGAAATAACATTCCCTGATCCAGAAGTGTCTGTTGAAATTAATTGGTCTGAAATGCAACAAGTATTAAGAGCAGCTGCAGTGATGGGGTTACCAGAAATTGCAATTGTAGGTAGTGGTGGTGAAATATCATTAAGTGCGATAGATAGTAAAAATCCAACTGCAGATGTTTATTCATCTGATGTGGGTGAAACTAAAGACTCATTTCAGTTTATATTTAAAGTTGAAAATCTTAAATTAATGAACTTTAATTATCTTGTTGAGATATCCGATCTAGGTATAGCTAAATTTACATCTGTAAATACATATGGTCCTAAACTTGAGTATTGGATTGCGACAGAAGCAACATCTACATTTGAAAAACTAAGTTAATTATTAAAGTGAATTTTATATTATGCAACAACGTGAAGAATTTTTATTCGTGGAGAAGTATCGACCACGTAAAATTGACGATACAATATTACCTTATGAGCTAAAAACTGTATTTAAAGAGTTTATAGCGAATAATAATATTCCTAATTTAATTTTGTCTGGTGGTCCTGGCGTCGGTAAAACAACTGTCGCCAGAGCCATGCTTGAGGAGATTAATGCTGATTATATTATTATAAATGGCTCTATGCATGGTAATATAGATACATTAAGAAATGAAATCATGCAATTCGCATCTTCTGTTTCATTTCAAGGTGGTAGAAAATATGTTATATTAGATGAAGCAGATTATCTAAATGCTAATTCTACCCAACCTGCTCTTCGTAACTTTATGGAAGAGTATTCTAAAAATTGTGGTTTTATTCTTACCTGTAATTATAAAAATAGAATCATAAGCCCTTTACATTCGAGATGTTCTGTTATTGACTTTGAAATAAAGAAGGCAGAAATGCCTAAGTTAGCAGCAGAATTTTTTGAGCGTCTAAAAAGTATACTTGATATGGAAAGTATTGAGTATGAAGATAAAGTAGTAGCTGCTTTTATTCAAAAACATTTTCCTGATTGGAGAAGAATACTAAATGAGATTCAGCGATATGGTGCGACTGGAAAGATTGATAATGGTATATTAGCAAATCTTCAAGAAGTATCGGTAAAAGAATTACTGAATGCAATGAAAGCAAAAAATTATACAAATGTGCGCAAATGGGTAGCTGAAAATATTAATAATGATTCAACTACTATCTTTAGAAAGCTGTATGATAAATCAGCAGAATTATTTAAAGCTCAATCCATCCCTCAGTTGTGTTTAATATTAGCAGACTATCAATATAAAGCAGCTTTTGTAGCTGATCAAGAAGTTAATATGGCAGCATGCCTAGCAGAAATAATGGTGAATTGTGAGTTTAAATAAAGAAGATAATCAAGTAAGACAAGTACTAGAAAAATACAAAGCAAGAGAAAAGAAAGGGTTTGCTAAGTATGGAACAAATACAGATAGAGAAGATTTAACATTAGAAGAATGGTTAAATCATCTACAAGAAGAATTGATGGATGCAACTATTTACATTCAAAAATTAAAAAATGAGATTAAATGAACCCATTTGATTTTATAAATTCTATATCTTATAAAAAAAATAATCTTATGACAGATGAATTATCTGAAAAGGATTATCCTGCATTTATTATTAATAGAGGACTATCGTTATATGCTGATACAGTTCTTTATAGTAATGAAATCAATATGAGACCCAATATAGACAATAAGCTCGCATACGAGTATTACCTAAATATTGTCAGACCTCGTAAAAGATTTAGCAAGTGGCATAAAAAAATAAAAGATGAGGATATAGAAACAATTAAACAATATTATAAATGCAGTGAGTCCAAAGCGATCGATTATAGCCAAATACTCAAACAAAACCAAATAGACGAGCTGCGAAGAAGACTAGTTATAGGAACAACAAATGAACAACGTAGTTCAAAACATGATAGAAGTAAAGCTGGCTAAAGAAGACGACTTTTTAAAGGTCAGAGAAACACTAACCAGGATTGGTGTTGCATCTAAAAAATCAAACACATTATTTCAATCCTGTCATATTTTACACAAACAAGGAAAGTACTATATAGTACACTTTAAAGAATTATTTGCTTTAGATGGTAAACCAAGCGACTTTACCGAAGAAGATCAAGGCAGAAGAAATTGTATAGTTAAATTATTATCAGATTGGGGATTATTATCAATAGTAGAACCCCAAGCAGTATTAGATCCATTTGAGCCTGTTTCAAAAATTAAAATAATACCATTTAAAGAAAAAGATGAATGGGAACTAATTACTAAGTATAATATTGGAAAAAAGAAATAAATTAGACCCTTCATTAATAACTAGTGATGTTTGCATAAAATGTCAGCAATGTTGTTATGGTGTTGCGACGGTTGCACCTAAGATTAATTTCAAAAAAAATCCCTCATCAGTATTAAACACGGCAGAATATGCTGAGGCTTGTTTTGGTAATACTTTTTTACAAAAAGAAGGGGATTATATTACAGTTTTTACTGAAGTAAGATGTAGTAAACTAGATGATAAAATAGGGTGTACTATATACGAAAAAAGACCTAATACATGCAAATCTTTTAATTGCTTTGAAAGATATAATCAAGGTGATAAATTTTGGTCAAGATATTTTCCTAAGTTGGAAAAAATTTTAAATATGAAATTACCTAATGATGCTAACATAATAGATATAAAAGAAATTTTATAAAAAAAGTTAAAAAATAGTTGACTTTTCCGATTTAATACATATAAATATAATAAGAGATGCCGAGGGTTCGGGTCTCATTTAAACTTGCTATTATAGGAGTTAAAAATGACAAGTATAGACTTATTGTCTCGTTTCGGGACATTCTCAGTTGGTTTTGATCAAGTTTTCAATGAACTTGAAAGAGCCAAATCTTTAAACCATTCTACTTATCCACCATATAACATCATAAAAGTGGATGATGAAAATTTTATTATTGAAATGGCAGTAGCCGGTTTTAGTAAAAAAGATATTAGTATCGAATTGAAAGAAAACCAGCTTATTATTTGTGCTGATAAAGGTGAAAAGGATGAGCGTTCTTATATTAATAAAGGAATCTCTACTAGAGATTTTGTTAAGACGTTTATTCTTAATGCAGATGTTATAGTAAAAAGAGCTGATATAGAAGATGGTGTATTATCAATTAAATTAGAGAGATTTATTCCTGAAGAGAAGAAACCTCGCAAAATTGATATTGGTAAAGACATTTCTGTCAAATCATTTTTAGCAGAATAAAAAAGTTAAACTTTTTTATTGAGGAGGCTTAGGTCTCCTCTTTTTTTGAGCTATATATGTGTATAATTATTACTTATTATAGTTTATTAATGGAGTTTATAATAGAAATGACTGAGTTGGTCGAAAAATTATCTGAAATTAACAGAAAAAGAAAACAAATTACACAAACTGAAGTTGTTGAAACATTAGAAATAATGTTATTAGTTGCAATATTCATTACGTGCACGTATGCACTAGCACCAATAGTATAGCTAAATATACTAAAAGAGGAGCATAATATGGCTGTGCAAACAGAAATACTTATCAGTGAATTACAAGTTTGGTCTGAAGACGTAATAGATGAAACAGCAGCTAATGCAGCTGCAAGTGCATGTTCAGCAAAATTAAGCGATTTTGATAGTATACCTTCACTTATTCAACATGCTTTAATATGTGTTGATTTTGTTGATGATTTATCTGCAGATGAAATAACTGCAGCAGACGCAGGTGATTGGGATGCTCTCCACACTGCAATAGAAGCCCATTCTGCTTTATCAGGTGATCAAATAGCTTTATTTAATAGTAGAGTATCACTTATTTCAGTAGGTGATGGACCTGACGTAATCCACAATTAACAGTTGATCCACAACATAGAAGTTACTATAATATAGCTATGTTGTGGGTAAACGTATCTTGAAATTCTATACTAATGTTCAAATAAGAGGATCTAAGATCCTTCATCGTGGCTATGAGGACGGTAAACGTTTTAGTTATGCTGAGCCTTGTAGACCATATCTATTTACCGGACCTGTCGGTTTCGATACAGGTTATACAACACTTGATGGTAAGAATGTTCTCAGAAGAGATTTTGATAACCCTATGATGGCTCAAAAATATATTGCTGAGAATAAAGATATTGCAGGTAAAGCTGTTTATGGCCTACCAATGTTTGCTTATACCTATCTTAATGACAATTATAAAGATGAAGTCAAATATGATAGAGATATAATAAGAACTCTTTATATGGATATTGAGGTTGCTGCTGATGAAGGCTTTCCTGATATTCAAAGAGCAGATAAAGAAGTAACTGCTATTGCTATCAAGTTTAGAGATCAAATTATAGTATTAGGTGGTCAACCTTATACACCTAAAGAAGATAATGTAAAGTATATTGAATGTAAAGACGAAGCTACTTTACTTATGAAGTTTATTGATTGTTATAGAGCTATTGACCCAGATGTTTTATCTGGATGGAACGTAGAGTTCTTTGATGTACCTTATATGATTAATAGAATAACTAGAGTGTTGGGTGAAGATATGGCTAAAAAGCTTTCACCTTTTGATGCATTAAGAGAACGAACAGTAACTATTGCAGGTAGACCTAATCAGGTGTTTGACCCTTTAGGGGTGTCTGTATTAGATTATATGCAATTATATCGTAAGTTTACTCTAGTAGTTCAGGAGTCTTATAGTCTTGATAATATTGCCAACGTAGAGTTAGGTGAGCGTAAGCTCTCTTATTCTGAGCATGATTCTCTCTTTGATTTATATAAGAAAGATTGGGAGAAATTTATTGATTATAATATTAGAGATACTGAATTAGTTGCTCGTCTAGATGATAAGCTTAAACTAATCGATCAAGTTCTTGCTATAGCATATGATGCTAAAGTTAACTATCAAGACACCTTTACTTCAGTGAGAATGTGGGATTTAATTATTCATAATTACTTACTGAATAGAAATATTGTTGTACCTCAATTTAGAGACGTTAAAAAAGAGAGGGCAGCTGAAGGTGCTTATGTTAAGGACCCTCAGGTGGGAATGCATAATTGGGTTGTATCGTTCGATCTCAACTCACTTTACCCACATTTAATTATGCAGTATAATATCTCACCTGAGACCTACGAAGGTAAAGTAGGGTATGCTCCATCAGTAGATGAAATTATAGACGGTGCATGGAATAAAATTCGTGAAAGATTTGAAGATGATAATTGCACTATATCAGCTAATGGTGATAAGTATACAAAAGACTTTGAAGGATTTCTTCCTAAACTAATGCGTAAG